ATACTACTAATATGTTATTTGACGATATATCAGATGTATTTACTGGTATAGGTAAGACATATAATCTTACAGTTGGAGGTGCTAATACCGCTGCGGGCATAGGCGTAGGAAATGGTATATTATTCATTAATGGCGTATTTCAAACTCCACTAACACAAAATAATGTAGGTAATAACTATTCATTTATCAGTGACACAACAGCAGGAATATCAACAGTAGAATTTACTGGAATTACTTCCACTAATGGTGATTTCATTCTTTCTGATTCAGATATAAATCAAAATCAAGTTCCGAGAGGAGGAATAATTGTTTCTCTAGGTTCTACACCTGGTCTTGGATATGCTCCTTTACAGGGTGCAAAAGTTAAACCACTTAAAAATAGTGCTGGTGGATTAACAAGCATAGTTGGTATTGGTACTTCGTCTAAATTTAGTCTTGGTATTCAAACAGCGATATATGATAAATCATCTGGTATCATTACAGTTACCACTAATAGTGTTCATGGATTTGGACTAGAGAGACCTAATACAGTTAAATTAAAAAATCTCGAATTTAGTTGTGTTGGTTATAGTGGAGTTACAACTACAATATTTCAAGACCACGATAGACCATTATTCTTGGTCGGAATTGTCTCAGATAGAACTTTTGAGGTTCAAGCAGGTCCTAGCACCATCGCACACACTTATGTTGGTGGTGGTCATGCTTATGAATTTTTTGAAGATTTGACATTTGGTTCAGGATACCGTGGTGGTTCAGTTTCTATTGGTGTAACTGATCAAGCATATGAGCATAGATTTGTAAGTTCAGGAATAGGATCAATCAAGAAAACTAATTTTGCTGGTGATGGATTTACTGCTACAAATGCTAATTACATATCACATACAGGTAACTTAATACTTACAATACCTAATCATACGTTTACTACAAGTGATTCAATTGGTATTGATACTGGTGGATTGACATTTAAATGCTCCAAAGATGACTTCTTCTCTAATCATCCATATCCTCGTGAAGTATCTAAAACAAGAGCAACTCATACTGATGGTGTTGGTGGAAAAGATCCATTTGCAGGTGTAACCACTGGTATTGGTGCAACCACTATTGATACAGTAACGTTTTTTGTTGGACAAGGTGGTGGAGGAGGAACTGGTGCAAATGTAACTGCAACTGTCGGAGTTGGTGGAACACTAGCATTTAATATTGTATCTGCTGGAACAAGTTACGTTAATCCAGAGATAATAATCCCTGAACCCAATTATGACAATTTACCAATAGTAGGAGTTTCACGTTTAGGTCAAGGTGCAACTACAGAAACAGGTTCAAATTTATTGATAGATGTTCAAGTAAGTTCAGCAAAAACCACTGTCGGAATAGGTTCAACTACTTTTGAAATATCAAACTTCCAAATAGCAAGACCAGGACATTCATTTAAAATTGGTGACAAATTCAAACCAGTTGGACTTATAACAGCAGCACATTTATCAAAACCAATCAATGAATTTGAACTTGAAGTGTTAGATATATTCAACGATCAATTCTCAGCATGGCAGTTTGGTGAATTAGACTTCATAGATAACATAAGAAATTTACAGAATGGTTCAAGAACAAGATTCCCATTATTCTTTAATGGACAATTATTAAGTTTTGAAAAAGATGCTTCTAACTCACAATCAGCATTGATAGATTTAGATGCAGTATTACTAATATTTGTTAATGGTGTTTTACAAAAACCTGGTCAGTCATATCAATTCCAAGGAGGAACTACATTTATCTTTAATGAAGCACCTTCAGGTGAATCCTCTCCTGGTGCAAATGATCATGATAAAGTTGATATATTCTTCTACAAAGGGCAAGATGGTGTTGATGTTGATGTTGTTGATGTTCAAGAAACGGTTAAGAGAGGTGATGAAATTAAAGTTCTCAGATCTCCTGTTGGTATTTCTACTGCACAAGAAAATGAAAGAGTTATAAAAGAATTATTGGGTGCTGATTTACTAGAAACAAATATTTACACTGGTCTTGGAGTTGAGGAGGTTATTGAAAGACCAATCAGATGGACAAAACAAAAAGTTGATTTGATTGTTAATGGTGAGATAATTGATAAATCAAGACCAATCTTAGAACCACAAGTTTACCCTACTGCAAAAATAATTGGTAATCTATCAATAACTTCTGGATCAAATTCAGGTGATAGTATATTTGTTGATAATGTAGATTCTTTCTTCTATGAAAAAGGAGATCATATCGAAGCTAAAACTCATGTTGAAGATATAACAAGTATGAAATATAACATCACTGTTAATGAGGTAGATGCACTAATAACATCAGGAACTATTAATGTTAGTGCTGCTGCAACCGCCATAGTTTCGGCAGCAGGTACGATAACTGATCTTGATATTACAGGTGCTGGTAAAGGATATACATTTGTACCATCTGTTAAAATTACACCACCAATAGGTTCAGGAACTACTACAGGAATAGGATCTACTGCATTTGCTACAGCAACACTTACAAACGGAGAAGTTTCTGGAGTGACTTTAACCGCAGTTGGTCTTGGATACACTAGAAGTAATCCACCACAAGTTATTATTGAAGAACCTATATTTAAAACTGAAAAAATAACTTCTATTGATAATGTTGAAGGATTTACTGGTATTATCACTGGTATTAAAGAAGTAACTACCAGTGGTCAACTTGGTATAAAATTCTTCTACAAGTGTGAAAGGACTGGTGATGTTGCAAACAACCTACAAGTTGGTTATCCAATAATGATTACTGGAACAACAGTAGGAACTGGTATCACATCAGTAGATACTCACAATTCCTCTATAGTTGGTGTTGGTACAGAATTTTTAGATAATGTTTACAAAGTACACTCTCGTGTAGCAAGTGGTAGTGAAAATGGTGAAATAGTATGTAATATATTAAATGGAACTACAACAGGTATACCTGGTATTGGTATGACTGGAAATTATCAATTCTCATCTCAAGCTTTAGGTGGGATTGGAACTGCTATATCATTAGGTCGATTAAGTTGGGGTAGATTATACAATGCAACTAGATCAAATGAACCAATTTCGATTGGTGTAACAGGATTGACTATCAATTCAGGATTGACCACCTTCCCAACAATTCAAAGAAAGAGTTACTCACAAGCATCTTTAAGAGGTCTGAGATCTTCAGGTGCTATCAGAGTGTTTGGACTTTGATTAAATAACCACTATAAATAAAAAGAAAAGTAAAATTTTAAGATGTCGGCAATTGTTACTGACCAATTTAGAATTCTGAACGCAAATAATTTTGTTGAATCAGTAGAGAATACAAATAATTCGTACTATGTTTTTGTAGGATTGGCAAATCCAACAGGGGCAGGAAGTTTAGTGGGTTATGGTAGATCAGGAAATTGGAACTCAAATACACCATCACCAATAGATAGTTTCACATACAGATCACATACTAGTGATACTATGATGTTTGGTAAAAAGGTTTCGTCAGCAAATATAAGAAGAATAATAAGAAGAGTTGATTGGGTATCTGGTAATAGATATGAAATTTATAGAGATGATTATAGTGCACAAAATCAAAGTCCATTAACAGCAGCAAACAGATTATACGATGCAAACTACTACGTACTTAATTCCGACTTTAAAGTTTACATTTGTATTGATAATGGATCAACAGGAACTAATCCTCTTGGAAATGTGTCCCAAGATGAACCCACATTTACAGACTTGGAACCATCAAAAGCAGGAAATAGTGGTGACGGATATGTTTGGAAGTATCTCTTCACTGTTTCGCCTAGTGATATTATTAAATTTGATTCAACTGAATTCATCACTGTCCCAAATAATTGGTCAACTAGCACAGATTCTCAAATTAGAGCAGTAAGGGAAAATGGAGACTCTAATGTCAATGAAAATCAAATAAAACATGTTTTTATTGAGAAAGCTGGTAATAATTATGCAAATGGTCTTGGACAAGAGGTTGATATTATAGGTGATGGAACTGGTGCAAAAGCAAGAGTGGATGTTGTAAACGGTTCTATAACTGATGTTACTGTTAGTGCAGGTGGTAAAGGTTATACTTATGGGTTAGTTGATTTAGGTACTTTAAATAGCAATGTTACTTCTACAAATCAAGCAAAATTAATTCCAATCATTCCACCAAGTTTAGGTCATGGTAGTGATGTATATACTGAATTAGGAACTGATAGAGTTATTGTATATGCTAGATTTGATGATTCTACAAAAGATTTTCCAATCGACACTAAATTTTCTCAGGTAGGAATTGTCAAGAATCCTACAAAAGTAGGAACTTCAGTCACTTATACTGACAATACTTACTCATCACTTCCAGCAGTAAAATTTGAAACTGTTACTGGTACACCTGAAGTTGGAGAGGAAATCAAACAAGTTTTAGCAATATCTCCTAATAATGGAAAAGTGGCTAAAGGATATATTGCCTCATATGATATTGAAACAAAAGTAATGAAATATTTTAGAGATAGATCACTACATTTTAATAGAACGACTTATGATCATACAGATTATACAGGAATATCTACAAGTGGAAGAATTTATGAATTTGAAACAGGACAGAACGCAAATAACATAGAAGGAACTAGTTCATCTTTTAATGGTGCTATCTCTGTTAACTTTTCTGGTATCACTACGAACCCGAATGGAAATAAATTAATAAATTTGGGTACTAACTTTATTTCGGGTTTATCTGATTCTGAGATAAATAAAGGGTCAGGAGAAATAGTTTACTTAGATAATAGACCCGTGATTGTTAGAAACTCTCGTCAAAAAGAAGACATTAAAATTATACTAGAATTCTAAAATGCCACAAAAGACTAACTTAAATATATCACCTTATTATGATGATTTCAATAAGGATGATAATTTCTACAAAATACTGTTCAAACCAGGATATCCTGTACAGGCAAGAGAGTTAACTGGTTTACAGTCTCTTTTACAAAATCAGGTAGAGAGTTTTGGTAAGCACATATTTAAAGAAGGTTCAATGGTCATACCTGGTGGTATTGAGTATGATCCAACTTATTTTTCTGCAAAAGTAAACTCAACACATTTAGGAATTGATGTAACTGTTTATTTAAATAATCTTATTTCCAATAATGGTGGCAAAGGAACAAGAGTAAAAGGACAAAATTCAGGAATAGTAGCGACTATAAAGAATTTTATATTACCTCCTGAAGAAGGTGTTGATGAGATAACAATTTTTATCAAATATAATCAATCAGGTACTGATGGTTTGAGCCAGGCTTTCCCTGATGGAGAAGTTTTAATTCTTGAAGATAATTTAACTTACGGTAACACAACTTTAAATATTGAGGAGACTATATTAACCCTTGTATCTGAAAATGCAACTGCAACTGGATCTGCCTTTGGAGTAAATAAAGGTGTTTATTTCATGCGTGGATTATTTGTAGATGTTCCAACATCACTTTTAATTCTTGACCCATATTCAAATCAACCATCATATAGAGTGGGTTTTGAAGTATTAGAAGAGGTAGTTAACGCAAATGACGATTCCTCTTTATACGATAACGCCAAAGGATTTACTAATTTTGCTGCTCCAGGTGCAGATCGGTTTAAAATAAGTGTTAAATTAACTAAAAAAGGATTACAAGATTATGATGACACTAATTTTGTCGAATTGTTCAGAACTAGTAATGGAGAGACTAAGAAATTACAAGATGTAAGTGTATATTCAGAATTGAAAAAATATTTTGCACAAAGAACTTATGATGAATCTGGTAACTATTCTGTAGAACCTTTCCGTGTAAATTTGCAAGATTCTTTAAATGATGAAATCGGATCTGGTGGGTTATATACAGAAAATCAAAAAACAGATAAAGGAAATGATCCTAATGATGATTTAATGTGTGTTAAATTATCACCAGGTAAAGCATATGTAAGAGGATTTGATGTTTACCTTCCTGGCACAACTGTTCTTGATGTAGAAAAACCAAGAGATACAAAAACTGTAAATTCTGCTTCAATTCCATTTAATATGGGAAGCACTATAAAGATCAACAATGTTAATGGTGCTCCTTTTATCAATATCGGTGGTAATGAAACTAATGTTGTTGAATTGAGAAATGAAAGAAAGGGTGCTTCTATTATGGTTGGAGCAGGTCTTACTATTGGAGAGGCAAGAGTATATTCATTTGGAGTTGCTGATGGTTCTTACGTTGGTGCTAATACAGAGTGGGATTTGAACTTATATGATATTCAAACATTTACTACTTTAAGAGTTACTTCTCTAACCAGTGCTACCACTTTAGTTAAAGGAACAAGAGTTAGAGGTCTTGCTAGTAATGCTACTGGTTATCTAGCATTTCAAGCAAATTCTACAGGTGTTAATGAACTAACAGTTTCACAAACAACAGGAGTTTTTGTACAAGGTGAGCAAATTTTATTTAATGAAAGTTCAACACAAGAAAAAGTTTCAGTAAAAGAAGTTATAATATACACTACTGATGATATTAAATCTGTATATCAAGATAAAATATCTGTTGGTATTGCTACTTTTAATGCCGATACTGTTTTATATGATAGAGTTTTACCAAATTTTTCACTGACAGATGAATTAAATATAGTTGGAACTGCTGCTAGTGTATCAAATAGAATTTTCTCTGGTGTTGGAATTAATACAGGATCAATAATATCATATAATAAGGGTAATTATGAGGATGTTGTTTTTAATAAAATAAATTCAATATCTACAAATGGAAAAGTTTTAACTCTTGGATCAGTTCAAAATGTTGTAGGAGTTAACACAGGTACCGTTACAGCAACTACTTCTTCATTTAGAATTAAAGTCCCTAAAGTTCAAAATCTAAGAAACTCTGGAATTTTTGCAGAACTTCCTAGAAAAGTCATATCAAATGTAAATACTTCAAATTCTAATTTAATAATAAGTAGACAAATACCAAATCAATCTATAACAATATCTAATAATATTGGTTCATTGACAATTAATTCACAAGCAGGATTAGATGTATCTGCAGGTCTTACTAGTGCTTTCTTTGAACCATTTGATTCAGAAAAATATTCTATAACTTATCATGATGGAACAATTGAGACTTTGACATCGGATCAAGTAACTATTTCTAATGGTGGTAATGATATAACTTTCAGTGGATTAAAAGAGACAGCACTTAACAAAGCAACTGTAGGTGTAACATTAAAGAAAGTTGGTGCCTCTAGTAAAACAAAAGAGTATATTAGAAGTCAAGAATTAGAGATTACTCGTACTTCTGGTGTTAAAACTTTAAATGGACTAACAGTACACAAAGGATATGGTTTAAGAGTTGAAGATAGAGAAATATCTCTGAATGTTCCAGATGTAGTTAAAGTTATAGCAGTTTATGAATCAAAAACAAGTGCAAAACCAACACTAGATAAACTTAAATTTGTGTCTGGATTGAACTTAAATTTAAATGCTATTGTGGGTGAAAAAGTTGTTGGGGAAGATAGTAGAGCTGTTGGTCAAATAGTATCTGCACCAAACTCTACTGATATTTCATTTGTTTATTTAAATTCTAACAAATTTACGATAGGTGAAGTAGTTAAATTTAAAGAGTCTAGTATAGAGTCAATTTTACAACAAACAGAGGCAGGTAATTTTGTAGATAGAACAAATAATTATACTTTGGATAAAGGTCACAAACTACAATACTGCGATTATTCTAAAATTGTAAGAAAGGCAAAATCAGCTATACCCTCAAAAAAATTACTAGTTATATTTGATAAGTATCAAGTTGCAAGTGGAAATACAGGTGATTTCTTCTCGGTAAACTCATATACAAAAGATAGATTTTCTAATGATATTCCATATATTAACAGGTTTAGAGTATCAGACTTAATTGATTTTAGACCAAGAGTTAATGAATTTACACCTGACTCAACATCTAAGTCTCCATTTTCATTTACAAGTCGTAGTTTTGAATCAACAAATCCTTTTGTAATATCTCCTAATGAAAGTGCAATATTAGGATATAGTCATTACTTAGGAAGAATTGATAAGTTAGTAATAGATCGATATAGAGAAGTTAAATTAATAAAAGGAGAATCTGCTGAAGATCCAGCACCTCCAACTGAGGTAGGAGCTTCAATGGAAATTGCTGAAATAAGTTACCCTCCATACTTATTTGATACTGTCAAAGCACCTTATATTGAGTTGAAAGATAATAAGAGATTTACCATGAGAGACATTGGTGCTCTTGAAAAAAGAATTGAAAATTTAGAAATTACAACTTCTTTGAGTATGCTTGAACTTAATACTCAATCACTTGAAGTGAGAGATGCTGATGGTCTTAACAGATTTAAGAGTGGATTTGTTGTAAATGATTTTGCAAATAGGAATTTTATAGACTTTAATAGTCAAACTGGTTCTAGATGTGATGTCGATGTAAATCGTAAAGAACTAATAAGTGCAGTTGATTTTTGGTCTTTAAATCCAGAATTAGCGTTGAATCCAAGTATAGATATTGAATCTGCTGATTTAAATTCTAATTTACAATTACTAGATTCAAATTGTAAAAAAACTGGAGATTTGATAACTTTAGATTATCAAGAGGTAGATTGGTTGACACAACCACAAGCAACTGAAGTTGAAAATGTAAACCCATTTAACGTCATTGTATTCATGGGAGGAATTATATTAGATCCTCCATCAGATAATTGGGTAAGAACACTTTATACAGAAGAAGATAGAAAAGAATCTTCGGGAGCAAAGTGGGTAGAAGTTGCTACTGATACACCAGCAGGTCCTATATTTGAGAGTCCAGGTGGAGGTCCAGATATAGATACAGGAAAATCTATACAAGACCCAGAATTTAATTCTTATAGAAGAAGAATACGAATTGTACATAAGGCAACATCACAAACTCAAGAATTTAGAAGATCATATCAGAATGTTTTACAAGGACCGAGTCAAGAATTTGATTATGTTGAGAGTGTAAAAATATCAAGTGATGTAGATCCATTCATGCGTTCTAGAAATGTATTTTTCAACGCTAATGGTTTAAGACCATTAACTAAACATTTCCATTATCTTGATAATGGAATTCCTGACATAGTACCTAAATTAGTAGAAATAAACATGTCTTCTGGTACTTTTAATGTTTTTGAGAATGCTAAAATAGAAGTAGATGGTGAGAAAATAGGTTTTATTAGATTACAGAGACCAAATCATAAATTTGGAGATTCCTCCAGACCTGATGTAGGTGCAGGTTTAGGTAGTCCTTCAGTTGTAGTTGAAGAATACACAGTTGATCCATATGATTCATCTAGACCTTCTCCATCTGATAGTTATTCGGCAACATCTAGATTATTAAACATTGATACAATATCTCTGGCTAATATGGAAAAATATTCTGGTTATGTTGTAAAGGGTGCAACTATTACAGGTGAAACTAGTGGTGCAGTTGCAACTGTAAGTAATATTGATTTGTTCAGTGACAATTGGGGTGATTTATTAGGAGCATTTTTCTTCAGAGATGCGAATTCTACACCAAAACCACCAACTTTATTTGCAACAGGTAAAAAGACATTTAGAGTTACAGCAGCACCAGAGGGCACTATACCCGTTCCTGGCAGCACCGATCATGCTAGTGATGCATCTGGTACATTTACAGGAACAGGCACAATACAGACCGCTCATACCGTTAATGTTTCTGTCAGAAATCCACCCGAACCATCAGGAACTCGTCCTGACGAAATAATTACTAGGACAAACTTAATTTACAAAGAAGGATTGGGTGGGAAATTCAAAGCTCCTCATAGAGATCCATTAGCACAATCATTTACGGTTGATGAAACAGGTGCTTTCTTAACTTCATTTGACGTATACTTTAAATCTAAGGACGAAAGAGCAAAATTATTTGTTGAATTAAGATACGTTGAATTAGGAACTCCAACACAGTATCTTGTACAGGATTATGCACAAATAGCGGTAAATCCAAATAATATTAATTTGTCTGATGATGCTTCTGTTCCAACTACTTTAAGATTTCCATCACCAATTTATCTTGAACCAGAAAAAGAATATGCATTGGTATTCTTATCTCCTGCTTCCGATAAGTATGAAATGTTCGTAGCAACAATGGGACAAAAAACTGTTGGTACAACTAATTTACCCGATGTTCAAAATGTTGTTGTTACAAAACAGTATATTGGTGGTAGTTTATTTAAATCTCAAAATGGTACAATATGGACTCCAAGTCAATATCAAGATTTAACATTCACATTACGTAAAGCGTCATTTGTAAAATCTGGAACTACAACATTCTATAATACTCCAATAGAACCAGGTAATTTAAATTGCCAAAAACTTCCATCTAATCCCATTCACCCACTACCAAGAAAACAAAAAGTTAAAATTTCAAGTGGTAGTGCTAATCAAAGTGCATTGCCTATCGGTAGAAAAGTAAGTACTGGTGCTGCTACTGATCCTGATGAATTAAGTGTAACAGGTGTCATTGAAGGAAGAGGTGCAGCGATTACTGGAAGTGAAATTGTAAGTTTTGGTTCTGGATATTCCTTGTCACCATCACTTAATAATATACCTTTAATACCTATTACTGGTAGTGGAGAAAATGCTACAGGTAACTTCACTTTAAATAGTGATGGATCGATTGCATCTGCAAGTATCAACGCAACAGGAAATAGTTATCAAATTGGTGATGTATTAACCATTGATAATTCAAATGTTAATGTAAAGAGAGGTGCTGGATTTAAAGTTGTTGTTACTACGATTAGCAGCACACTTGATACTCTATATCTAACTGATGTTCAAGGTCAAAAATTTGCTAATACTGCTAATTTAATTACTTATGGTGCAAACAATAATACAAGAGCACTTGTATCTCCAGCTACAACTGTGAACGGTGACTCAGTTCTTAGTGGTGAATTGAATACTGGATCTATATTTGAGGTTACACAGTTTAATCATGCTCATCATGGTGCAGGTAATATTATTGAAATTAATGGAGTCAAACCAGATACTCAGTTAGTTACAACAACATCACCATTAACATCAGAGAGTATAGTAGTTTCTGTTGCAAACACAACTCCATTTGCTACTTTTGGAAGTATTCCAGTAGATAGAGGAGAGGCATTAATAGGTGAAGAGATTGTTTCTTATGTTCTTGGTACAGGTCAATTGACTCTTACAAGGGGAATTCTTAATACAACTGCTACTTCTCATCCAACAGGTTCAACAATACAGACATATGAAGTATCTGGTATGCCTTTAGTGGGTATTAATACAACTCACACATTACCAACTTCGACTGCAATAAAAAATGCAAGAGGAATTGATAGTTATCACTTAGATGTAAATGTTACAGGCATTTCAACTAGAACTGATAAGATGTTATTATGTTTTGCAGATGAAAAGGCGATAGGTGGAAATACAGTTAATATATCCCAAAATCATCAGTTCAGTACAATAGTTCCTCAATTTAATGTTATCACACCTGGCAATACTTCTCGTATAACATCAACGATAAGAACTGTAACTGGCACTAGTGCAAATGGTAATGAAGTATCATTTATAGATCAAGGTTTTGAACCTTCTAGTTTGAATCAACCAGTATTCTTACCAACACCTAGATTAGTAGCATCAAAAATAAATGAAACTACAAGATTATCTGGATTACCAAAGGGTAAGTCTTTATCATTAAATTTAAGTATGGAATCTGAAGATCCAAACTTATCACCAGTTTTAGATGTTAAAAATGCTACCTTCATATTGGGTAGAAATAAAATTAATAATCCTATTGGATTTGAAAATTATGCTGATGACAATAGAACTAATCAACTTGAAAACGATCCACATGGTTCAGTATTTGTATCAGAGAGAGTTGATTTAGAGCAACCTGCAACCTCACTTAAAGTTTTAGTCGCTGCTAGTGTTCAACCTGAGTCTGACTTTAGAGTCTTTTATAGACTGTTTAGTGCGGACTCAAGCGAAGTTTCTCAAACATATAGAGCATTTCCAGGATTTAAAAATTTAGTTGATGGTGATGGTGATGGATTTGGAGATCAAATAATAGATTTAAGTAGAAATGATGGTAGACCTGATAAATTTGTCAAACCAAATTTATTTGACAGATTCTCTGAGTATCAATTCTCAGTTGATAATTTAGAGCAATTTAGTGGATTTGTAATCAAAATAGTTATGATATCCACAAACGAATCTTACCCAGTAAGATTAAAAGACTTTAGAGCACTTGCATTAGCATGATACCTGTAGAAGGACACAAAAATCTATTTCGTGATGAAAAAACAGGAGCCATATTAAATATGGATACTTCTGGATATTCTAACTATATGTCTCATAAAAGAATAAATTCTGATAAACAGGCAGAAATAGATGAGATGAAAAAGGAACTTGAGATTCTTAAATCAATGTTAAATGAGCTTGCTTCTAAGATAACGTCTTAGTAAATATAAATACTTTTTAGATCTGAATTGCTAATTTAATGGCAGATATCAAAGTCAGGGTAGGACAACAGAATGCAACAAAGGTGATTTCATCACTGGCGGGTTCTGGCACCCTCTCTCTTACAGAATTGAGCGACGTAAATGCCTCCAGTTTATCAAATGGAATGGTACTAGTATATAATGGTGTGACGAAAAAATTTGACGCAACATTGGAGTTGACTCCAGGTGCAGCACAGAACTTAGACATCAATGGGGGAAATTTTTAAATGGCTAGTATTATTAGAATCAAACGATCATCTGGTACCGCAAAACCAGCGAGTTTGAATTGGGGTGAAATGGCATATGTAACTGGTATTGGCAGTTACGGTGGAACTAATCAATATAAAGATAGAGTTTTCTTAGGAGATGATGGTACTAACGTCAATCCTGTAGGAGGACACTATTATACTTCAATGATGGAGCATACTCCAGGTAATTTGACAGGTGTAACAAATTCAAGAAATAGTGATGGTGGTATAGTTGCTGTAGTTGATAGTGATAGAAAAATAGATGAGTGGAACGTAGATAATATAACTTTAAATGGTAATTTAATTTCTACAACTGACAATGATGGTGATCTTGTAATTCATCCAAATGGAACTGGTGATATAAGAATACCTGATGATAGTAGAATTGGATTTGGTGGTGGTGCTAATGGTGATGCTACTGACCCTGATGCATTCATTAAATATGATGAAGCAGTTACAGATAGATTAGAGATTGGTGGTTCAGGAACAAGATTTAGTAATACAACAGATGCAACTACAAAAGATACTGGTAGTGTAATTTTTGAAGGTGGTATTGGAGTTGAAAAAAATGTATTTGTTGGTGGAGATTTAATTTCTGATGGTGGAAGTGCAAGATTAGGTAATATAAGAATTGCAAGTAACGTCATTTCGTCACTCGCAGGTGCAGATAATACCATATTCATTGACCCATATCCAGATGGATTAAGTAATGAAGGTGATGTTATCATCAAAGGTAACTTACAAGTTGATGGTACAACCACCACAGTTAACTCAACACAATCAACTGTAAACGATCCAATTATGACAGTTGGAGAAGTTACAAGTTCTAGAACTGTTATGGCAGCAATCGCCTCTGGTGTTTCTACTGCTATTTTAGATGATGTTACTGGAATCGCTGTAAATGATTTAGTTCAAGGTACAAACTTACCTAATAGTGGTTTAACAACTGTTACTGCAATTAATACTGGTGTAAAGATGATTACCTTTACTGGTACATCAGCAGCAGGTATCGGAACAGGAACTCAGTTTACAATCACTCATGCAACAGATACTAATACTGACCGTGGTTTAAGTTTTAAATATAATGTTGGAGTTGGTACTGCAAATACAAACGAGGGTTTCTTCGGACTTGATGATAGTTCGATTGCATCTAGTACTGTAGGAACAGGAAATCATGGAACTCATGGAGATAATAGTCGTAGATGGACTTATGTTCCTGATGCAACGATTGTTGGTAGTGTTGTTTCTGGTACAAAAGGTTTCTTAGATATTAAAGGTATCTACTATCAGTCAGGTAACTTTGCTTCAGGTGGTGTAGTTTGGTTTGATGACACAGGTTTGCAGAGGTCTACAAATGCTCCACAAACTCCAGTTACTACTTCAAAGCAAATACTAACTGCAATAACAAAAGTTACACTTAGTGGTTTAAGTGCTGGAATAACAGTGGCAATTGGTGATATTATCAAACAAGATACGACTGGTGCCTTCGGTATTGTTGAAAATGCAGTAAATGGTGGAAACGCTGTTAATTTGATTGGGGTAGAAGGAACATTTAATACATCTTCAAACTTGAGAAGAGAAGGTGTTAGTGGTGCAATAGCTAATTTGGCATCAGTTCCCTCGACAACAACAAACGTTTATGTAAATAAACCACATTGGACTTCGACCCTTGATGGAGGAACTTTCTAAATGCAGCAAAACAGTGAAGTAGATGTTAATGTGTTAGTGAACTTATATCATACAAAACTAGCTACAGCATTAAATCAAAACGTTCTTTTGGAGGCAAAACTCCAAACTCTAAAAAATGATTATGAAAAAGAAAAGCATGAACTTTTAGAGGAAATCGCAAATCTCA